CTTATAGACCCTTACAACTCTTTAATAAAAGACCCTAAGTTAATTAGTTCTGTAGGTGGTCACGAATACGATTACCAGGCTACAACTGAATTGAGAATATTTGCTAAAAAAAACAATATAGCTGTTTGGGTAAACACTCACGCTAACACTTCTGCTTTAAGAATTATGCATAGACTAGAGCACGAATACGCAGGACATCCTATACCGCCTAATGCTGCAGACGTAGAAGGAGGAGGAAAGTTTGTAAACAGAGCAGACGATTTTCTAGTAGTTCATAGATATATACAACACCCTACTGAATTTATGATTTCTATGATTCACGTTAGAAAAGTTAAAGAAACTGAAACTGGAGGAAGACCGACAAGTATTGATGACCCTATAAAACTAAGAGCTTTAGTTAATAATGTAGGCTTTAGTATCAATGGAGTTAGTGTATTAAAAAAAATTATACAACCTTTTTAAAATTTTTCTTATCTTTCTATTGTGGAAAAGTCAATAGAAGAGTTAGTTAAGCACGAAAGAATATGGCATAACTACCTAAAATCTTGGGGGTGTAATATAGATACTGCTAAAGACTTAATCCAGGAAATGTATATACAAATAGATACTTATTTAAAAAAACATAATAAATCTATAATGTATAATGAAAAGGAAGTAAACTTTTATTTTGTGTATCTGACTCTCTACAATATGTTTAAAAATCTAAAGAGAGCTGAAAAAAGAGTTAAAGTAGTAAGTCTAGAAAATTTAGATTATTTACCTGCAGAAGAAACTAACATAGAATCTGAAGACTTAGATAATCATAGAGCTATACAAGAATGGTTTTTGCACGAAGACTATATAGAAATGACAGACCTTAATAATCCTAAACTAGAAGAGTACGATAAAAGTAAAATGTTTAATTTCTACCAACGTAAAGTATTTGAAGAGGTTTTTCTAAATAACAAAAGTATAAGTCAGCTTAGTAGAGATACTAATATTACTTATTACTCATTATACAATACTGTAAAAAATATTAAAGAACAAATAAAAAAATTATATGAATCTAAAACTTGGGGATAAACTAGAGTTCATTTTTAAATGGACAGGTATTAAATGGCTAGTAAATAAAATAGTAATAGACTGGTTAGGCTACGAATCGTGTGGGTGTGAAGACAGAAAAAATGCACTTAATAATTTTAAAATAGATAGAAATGGATAGAGAAGATTATTTTCTTTGGAAAGACTTTAGAGAGTCTACAAGTCAAAGGTTAGTACAAAAAGAGTTTGAGCTCGTTTGGGAATTACACGCAAAGTATTTTCGTAAAACCTATTATCGTCCGTGCACCTGTAAACCAGAACCGACTGTCACTTGGATAAAAGATTTAAATATATTATTTAATGATTCCAAAAAATATAGAGTAAGAAAATGAAACTAGAACAAGTCCAGGAATATGAGAAAGCAGTAGTATTTCTACTTAACCTAGATGGGTGGGACTTGAAATGGACAGGAAACGAAGACAAGTACAAACACTATGACGCTTCAGGATTAACTCCAAAAGGTTTTAAATGCGTAGTAGAAATGAAATTCCGCAATAAATACTATCCAGAAAAACTTCTAGAGAAATCTAAACTAGACTACTTAATGTCTATGAATAAAGATATAGTTAAGTTATATTTCGTTGCAGACGAAAAAGGAAATTATTTATTTTGGCTTAATGAAATACAACTTCCTAAAATAAGTAAAAGGTATTGTCCTTCTACTACTTTATGGAGTAATAAGAAAGAATTAAAAGAAGTTTACTTACTAAAAGAAAACCTAGCTTCTAGGATAAACTGGAACAATTAGGTTAGTTTTATTATTTTTCTTACTTTTATAAAAGAGAAAATTATACATATTGGAAATAAAACACGACAAAGCCGAAGTCCTAAAGGATATAGAATACAACACTCACACATCAGTTTGTTTAGAAACTTTAAACAAATGGAAAAAAGATAGTTCTAATAAAGAGCTTAGGTTATTTATAAAGTCTTTTCTAGAAACTATATTTTATACTAATACTTTGCAGCGTGATAGATTTATTCATAATAAAATGATAGAGGAGTTTAGAAGCGACAAGTTACGAGCTATAGAAAGAGCACAGAAAGCTGAAGCAAAAACAGAAAACCTACAGAAAGAAATATCTAAACTTAGAAAACTTATAAATTTATGACAGCAAAAGATAATCTAATAGAAATGTATAGAGCAGAAATAGACTGTCTAAGAACTGCATACTTAAAAGAACAAGACAATACTAAACAGTTAAGTGAAATTATAGCTGACAAAGAAATAATAATTAAACTACTAAAAAACAAAAACAAAGCCTATGACAAATTCAATTAAACTTCTAGACGGTAAAATAGAAAACAAACAGGAAGTTATAGATAATATGTACGATGACTCTTACTACTATGGGTACTTAGGAAAAAATGCTTTGTCTAGTAGTTCTATTAAACTTCTTCTAGATAGTGCAAAGACTTATTTATATATTACTAAGTATGGACAAAAAGAAACGCAACCATTAAGAGACGGACACTTATTTCACACTATGATCTTAGAACCAGAAAAGATTAATGATATAGTATTTGTGGATGTACAAAGTAAGAACACTAATAAATATAAAGAAGCTAAGAAGTTTCACGATCAGGTTTTTACAATGAAAGAGAAAAACGATGCTGAAAGATTATGTGATGCATTACTTAGAAATGAGACAGCACTTAGTTTAATCCAGGACTCACAGTTTGAAGTTCCTATGATAGATAATATTAATGGCTATCCTTTTCGAGGAAAGGCAGACGTGTTGAAAAACAAAGGAGGCATAGTAGATTTAAAAACAACTATAGACGTAAAGAACTTTTATAAGTCTGCAGACGCATATAGATATTATAACCAAGTTTACATATACTGTCAACTCTTTAACGTAGAATATAAAGACTTTAAATTTTTGTGTATAGACAAAAAGAATCTAGACGTTGGGGTTTGGGACTGCTCAGAGAATTTCTACTTAAAAGGAGAAGCCTCAGTACACGCAGGTATCGAGATATACAAAGACTTTATAGAGTCAGACTTTGACATAGACCAATACATAATAAAAGGAACACTTTAAAATTAATAATATGAACATAGAAAAATTTAACATTTACGAAACTAAAAACTACAACTTATTCAAACTACTAGACTCTAATAGAGAGCCTAATCAAAGAATATTAAAAAAACTAGAAACTAGTATTAAAGAAATTGGAATACAAATTCCTATAATAGTTAATACTGAAAATGAAATTGTAGACGGACAGCACAGGTTCTGGACTCTACAAAAGTTAGGATATGTAGTTCCTTACATTATTAGTAAAGCCTGGAAAAGAGATAGTAATACAGTAGATATAAATAATACTAGTACTACTTGGACTTCTTTAGATTATGCTAATTATCAAATGAGAAAAGGAAACTTAGATATAAAAGCTGCACTAAATAAAGCTAATGTTTTAAATACAGTAACTAAATCTAAATTAAAACCTATTAATAGTCTAGAACTTTTAATGTCAGGAAGAACAAGTACTGGTTTAAAAACTAAATTAAAGTACGGTAAATATAAAGCAGATTTAAAAACAGGAAATAATATTTTTGAAATTCTAAAAATAATGAATGAGTATCCTTCTAAAACTTCTCCTTATTCACAAAAATTTGTTAGGGCTATGAAAATGTTATATTATGATAATAAGAAAATAAACCTACTAGCTATAAGAAAAATGTGTAAAGAAAATTATATGTCTGCTTATAATAATGAAAATGATACTTTTGAATATTTGAATGATATTTATAACAAAGCAAATAAAAGTCTTAAAAGAGAAAAAACTTTATTTTAATATGAAAGATTACGATAGAATAGCAAACCTTGTAATAAGTTTAACTGAGATAGATATATTCGAGAATCGAAGAACACAAAAACACGTAGACGCTAGAGCCTTCTTTGACTATATAATGAGAAAAGTAAAAAACAAAACATTTCACGGAATTGCTAAGTACTACAAGACCAAAGGAAAAAAGTCAGATCATTCGACAGTGCTCTATAGGGTTAATTTATTTGAAGAGATAAAAAACAGAAGACCAGAATTTAATAATTGGCAAAGGTTAATAGAACAAACTACAGTTTCTGCTGAAGACTTATTTATTATTATGAATAAAATTAAAAGCCTAGAAAATATTGAGTCTATTGAACAAGTAGTAGAAATCCTAGATGTATTAAAAGAAGAGGAGCTAGAAAATATGATACGTTTATAAGAACAATTTAAAACTTAAAATATTTACGTTATATTAGTAGAGTAATGTTACAGATGTTACACTATAAAAAAGATATAATGTTAGAAAAAACTGAAGACAATAAAAATAAAATGCTTAAAGCCTTAGAGGAGTATTATGGCATAGTAACAACTTCTTGTCAAAGCGTAGGTATAAGTAGAATAACTCATTACAGATGGTTAGAAGAAGACGAAGACTACAAGTCTAAAGTACAAGACATAAAAAATGCTGCTATAGATTTTGTAGAGTCTAAACTATTTGACTGTATTAAAGGCGAGAAAGAAACTTCTATAATATTCTATTTAAAAACAATCGGTAAATCTAGAGGATACGTTCCACGCCAGGAAATTGATACTGGAGACAATAAAGAATTTAGAATCGAAGTAGTAGAGTGAGAGACTTAAAAACTAATATAGTTTGGAAACACTTAGAAAAAAGCCAAAAGAAAATAATAATTGAACAAGGCGGTTCTAGAAGCGGTAAGACTTACAATATATTAATCTGGATTATATTCGGCTACTGTTTAAGAAATAAAAACAAAGTAGTATCTATATGTAGAAAAACTTTTCCTGCATTAAGAACCTCAGCTATGAGAGATTTCTTTGAGATACTAAAAACTTACGAACTATACAGCGAGGAAGATCATAATAAGACAAGTCACGAATACAAGATAAACAGCAACCTAGTAGAGTTTATAAGTTTAGACTCTCCTCAAAAAGTAAGAGGACGTAAAAGAGATTTACTATTTATTAATGAGGCTAATGAGTTATTCTGGGAAGACTGGAATCAATTAGTATTTAGAACAGTTGGACGTATTATACTAGACTACAATCCTTCTGACGATTTTCACTGGATATACGACAAAGTAAAAACTAGAGAAGACGCAGACTTTTTTAGAACTACTTATAAAAATAATAAGTTTCTAGAAGAGTCGATAGTAAAAGAAATAGAAAGACTACAATTCACAGACGAGAATTACTGGAGGATATACGGACTAGGAGAAATAGGACAAAGCAAAGCTACTATATTTCAATTTAGAGAAATAGAAACTATACCTGACAATGCTAAGTTTATTTCCTATGGTATGGATTTTGGCTATACTAACGACCCTACTTGCATTTCTAAAATTTACCTACACGATACTAACCTCTATTGCGAAGAGCTGTTATACAGAACAGGAATGACAAATAGAGATATTCATAATGAATTGTTAAGTCTAGAAATTAATAGACGTGATGAAATCTTTGCCGACTCAGCAGAACCGAAAACAATCGATGAACTCTATAGATATGGATGGAATATAAAACCTAGTACAAAAGGACGTGACTCAATTAATATAGGAATTGATATGTTAAAGAGATATACTATTCACGTAAAGAAAAATAGTCTAAACGCTATTAAAGAGTTTCGTAATTATAAATGGAAAGAAGACAAGAACGGAAATAT